TCACCACGCGCTCACGGTGCTGGTGTCATCGTTCGCCGTGTCGTCGCCGGTCAGGCCATCGCTCGCCCACGCCGCCTGCAGCTCCGCGAGGTCGGTGACGGTAACCCCACGCACGGCCCCCAGCGATGCCCCATCCAGCACATACTCGTTGCCGTCGCTTGTGGCGCCGCCGGTCGAGCCGCTGGCACCGCTCCAAAGAAGCGCCTGAGACGCCGCCCCGTGGATCTCGAAGTAGGTATCGCTCAGCGTGTTGTCGCCCGAGAGGTTCGCGCCGTCCGGCCCCTCGTTGAAGCCATAGGCCAGAAGCCCGGTGTCCTCGATGATCACCGCGTTGCCGACCCACCGCGTGTTGGTCGCCGCCTTGGGATAGAGCGCGGAGCCGTTGGCAGCGGTCGGAACCAGGCGCACCGTGTTCTCGATGATGTCCACATCGTCGGTGCCCTTGACCACGATCCCCTGCAACCCCGACGTGACGCGGTTGAGCGCCGCGATGCCCGATACGTTCTCCCCGATCTCGAGGCCGTGCGGGTTGCTGCCCTGCGCCAGAAAGTCGTTGTCGATCACCAATGCATCGGAGATCGCAGGCGGGCTCAGGGTCGAACTGTCAGTGCCGAGCAGAAGCGCATGGTTCACAACCGCCTTGAAGTCGTTCCCGACCACCGTCACCGCCTTCGTCCCAGTGAAGCGATAACTGAAAGCGCCCCACTCCCCCTCTGTCCAGCAGTCCCAGAACCCGATGCGCTCGTGCACCTGCGCCGTGTTGGCCGGCGTCAGAATGATGTTCGGCGGGGTGGAGCCGACGCCAGAGAGGCCGACGAGGGCGCACCCCACGAAGCCGACGCCCTTCACGGCATAGTCCGCCTCGAACCGGATCAGGTGGGCGGCACTGGTGTAAGCGCGCTGCACGAGGCGACAGTTGAAGAACAGGATGTTGCTGGCGAGCGCCGTGCCTGCCGAGGGGTTGACCCAGATCGTCGTGCAGCCATCGGTCGACGGCAGGATGGTGAGCCCGTCGAACTGGATGTTCGAAGCAGCTGCCGATCGCACGTTGATGACACCGTTGGTCCCCGATGCGTTGGTGATACTCGCACTACCCTCCACATAGGGTCGGAACACCACCGGCAGATCGAACTCACCGCTCAGGATGAAGCGTCCCGCATTGTCCTCGGCGAACGAGCCATCGCAGAGGATCAGGTAATCGCCCGTAGAGGGCACCACGGACAGCGCCTGCGTCAAGGTCGCGTAGGGTGCCTCGCGCGACCCATCGCCATCGGCATCGCTGCCGGCGGGCAGGAACGCCGCGTCGGGGGCAGCGACGTAGATCGTGCCAGCGCTCGGCTTGTGGACCTTCGGCGGGTTCAGACGGGCAAACAGCTTCGACGGGCGGATGACCGCCGCGATCGCACTGGTCACAGAGAGCGCGCCGCGCACGGTCGGCTGACGTTTCACCTGCGCCCCAAGCACCTCGGCCATCTTCACACCATTCGCCCAACGGCCGGCAGCGGCTTGCGTCAGCGCCGTGATCGTGGACTTGGACGGCTCGACGTCCATCAGGCGCAGATCGAACGAGCCGATGAAGGAGCCCGCATTGAGGCCGGTCACACCCACGCAGATCTGGTTGGTCGTGTTGGACGGAATGTAGCTATAGGCCCAGAATAGCCGGACGCCTTCCGCAAGATCGACGTAACCGCTGTCGCCGGACGAGGTCGAGATGAAGGCAAAGCCACTGCCGTCGGTCTGCGTGCCGGGGTTGGGGACCGTCGCCGACGTCATGGCAACACCCGGCGGGACCGCGACGATGCAGGCGCAGAAGAACCAGGTGTCGGTCGTGGTGGCTGCATCGGCAGAGAAGATCGCGTACTCCGAAGACGTCGCGGTCTTTCGGGCGGCCCGTGTCGCGCCGGTGCGGGACTGGTAACGAGGCTCGACAGTCTGCCAGGTCGCCTCGGCGCGCATCTCCGGCTCACCGGCCAGCTGGTTGTCGTATCCATCCGGGGTGCCACCGGACGCAATGGTGATCGGGGTCGGGAGGACGGTTTCGTCGATGCTTGCCTGCGTCAGCAGCGGTGCCGAGCGCACACCTTCCGCCCATGCACCGGCCAGCGCTTGCGTCAGTGCGGTAACGGTCGACGCATCCGGCTCGGCAGCCATCAGCCGCAGATCGAACCAGCTCATCAGGGTGCCGGCGTTCACGCTGGCAAGGCCCAGACAGATCTGGTCGGAGCTGCCCGCCGGAATGTAGCCATAGCACCAGTAGAGCCGGGCATCGTCGGACAGGTCGATGTAGCCGCCATCCCCGGTCGAGGCGAAGCTGATTGCGGAGAACGAGCCGGTGCCGCTTGCTTCGGTCTGGGTGCCGGGTGCTGGCTCGGTGGCGGACGGCATGGACACACCGTCCGGGGTCGACACGATGAAGGCCCCGAAGAACCAGGTGTCGGTGGTGGTCGCGCTGGTGCCCGTGTAGACGGCATGCTCCGACCCGGTGCTGCCCTTCTCCGCCGCCCGGAACGTGCCGATGTCGTAGCGGTCAGCCTGGGACACGTCGCCCCACGTGGCCCCGTTCCGCATATCGGGCTCTGCCGCAAAGATATTCGCCATGCCCTCGACCGTGCCACCGGCAGCGATGGTGACGGATTGAAGGAGGTCTGCATCGTCGAGCTTGGCGTCGAGCTCGGTCAGCAGGAAATTCCCGTTCTGGAACTCCGTAAACACAATATCGTCGGTGCCGATGGTCGTGACCTCGGAGCCGGTGAAGTAGGTTCTCCCGCGCCCGACGGTGCCGCCGGTGACATAAACGTAGGTCCGCTGCACCTCCGCGCCCTCGTCCATGTCGGTCGCGCGCGTCCAGGCCCCGGAAGCCGTCACCCAGATCCCGTTCTCGGCAGGGTCCGTCTGCCCCACCAGCAGCACCCGCGAGGCGCTGGTCGTGACGCCGTCGATGGTCTGCTCGCCCGACAGGGTGACGTTGCCCGTGGCGACCACCGCCACCGGCCCGCCCGCCGTCGGGCTGCCGCCGGCGATGACCGTCCCCTCGAGCGCGGTGACGCGGGTGCCGAGCGCGTCGGTCACCGTGACCGGGGCCAAGACACCAGCGGCCGCGAGAATGCTCGCAAGCGCGCTCGTGGACAGCAGGCCTGTCGTGCCTTCGTAATTGGCCAGAACCGCCTCGGCCCCGGCAACCTCGCCCAGTTCCGTCGTGGGAACACCACCATCGGCCATGCGGCTCTCCTTAGTAAATCGTGGCAGAGAATGCGGGCGTCGGATCGCCCGCGACATTGTCAACGTTTTGCGGGACCAAGACGTAGTCCCAGGTCCCGGCCGGCGCGCAGGCGGCGGTCTCGCGGTAGAGCACCACGCGGCTCACGGCACCGTCGAAGTCGCTGCTCGCCGCCAGCTCGAGCGTGTCGTTGCCGGTGGCGGCGGTCAGTTCGAGGAAGTGGGTGCCGTCGGCGTCGAGCGCGGTGGCGCTCACCGGGGAGCCGCCGGTGAAGGACGGCGTGAGCGTGCCGGCGGTGCGCCCGGTGATCTCTATCGCGAGCCGGTAGGTCGCGCCGGCGCTGAGCGCGACCGGCTGGGTCAGCGCATCGGCGGTGCCGGCGGTGTGGGTGGCGTCGCCGCCGGCGATGGTCCAGCCCGCGCCCGCCGTCCAGGGCCCCGCGTCATTGAAGTCGCCGCCGCCGACCAGGGTGGTCCGCGTGGCGTCGCCGTCGGTGATCGTGGTGGTGAGCCCCGGCGTCACCGGCAGGGGATCGCCCACCGCGTCCGTCGCGGTGTCGAGCGTGTCGCCGGCGGGCACCCGGTAGAGCTGCACGAAGGCCGTCTCGGTGTCGGTCACCGCCAGCGCGATCACCGCGTGGCCCAGCCCGCCCGTCACCGTGATCGCCTCAGCGTCGAGCGCCGCTGCCAGCGCCGCCGCGTCGGCGCCCACCGTGTGGGTGACGACGGCGGTGTAGCTGCCCTCGGTCGCGTCCAGCGCCACCGCCACCGCCTGCAGCTCGATGACATCGCCCCGCGCGTAGGTCTCGAGCTGCGTGCCGGCATCGGCCGCCCAGATCAGCAGCTCGGTCCAGCTCCCCGCCCCCTGCAGCCGGTGGAACAGGCGGTAATGCGACAGCAGCGCCGTCTCGCCCTCCCCCGGCGCGAGCCGGATGATCACGTAAGGGTCCTCGGCCGCGATCTCGAGATGGACGTAACCGGGATCGTCGAGCCCCGCGAAGTTGTCGCTCTCGATGCCGGTGAAGCGCGGTGCCAGCGGCGGGGTGGCGCTCACGCTGATCGGATCGCCCACGCTCACCTCCCAGTCGGGCACCACCTCGGCATCGGCCAGGTCCTCGATCTCCGGCGCCGCCAGCTTCAGCGTCAGCCGCGCCCCGAAACTCTTGCCCGGCTCGATGCCGGTGACGATCATCTCGTTGCTCTCCTCGCCGCGCAGCCCGAAGTGCACGACCGCGCCCACCTCGGGCACGTCGGTGATCGACAGGAGCCGCAGGAGCCGGGTGGTGCCTTCGACGAAGGCCACGGCGGCGACCTGGGCGGCGCCGGTGCTGTCCTCGGCGTCCTCGTAGACCCGGTAGCCCAGCCCGTAGGCGCTGCCGGCCTCCATGGTCACCGGCGCGTCGAGCTCGACAAGCGTGCCCTCGACCCGGCGCACCCGGGCCGCGACCTGCGTCCGGCTCAGCACGTAATGCGAGACCAGCACGAGGTCGCCGCGCGTGGCGGTGCGCGCGGCCCCGTCCTGGAAGCAGGTGAAGGTGTCGGCGCGGTAGAGCGTCTCGTACATCCGCCGGCGGGTCTCGATCCAGATCTCGTCGGGGTGCGTCTTGCCCGGGTGCGTCATCGCCTCGGTCAGCGAGATCGGCCCCTCGTAGTCCGGCCAGCGGATGATCCGATCCGCCTCCGCCCAGTCGTCGGTCTCGTCGTTGAACTTGACCCGCACCGCATGCGGCGGGTCGAGGTAGTCGCGCCGCCAGCGGAAGTCGGAACAGGTGCGCGGCGAGAGATGGTCGATGGCCTGGTCGCGCTTTCGATCGATGACCACCGTCCAGCGGATGCCGTCGTGGCGCGGCGCCGCGCGGCCGGCGCCGGCGATCGCCTGCAGCATCTCGCCCAGCGTCTCGCCCTGCTCGTGGATGCGATCGTAGCGCAGCCCCTTCGCGGCGCAGAAGGCGTGCCAGTCCTGAAGGGTCTCCCAGTCGATCTCGGCGTCGGTGGCCGGATAGGGATTGCAGGGCCCCTTCAACGTGGCAATGAACGCCGAGGCCGGGTTGCGCGGCAGCCCCTCGACCCACGCCTCGCCATCCCAGTCGTCGGCGTAGCGCTCGACGATGCCGTTGAGATTATCGAGCTGGCCGTTCAGCTGGTAGGTCGCCCGGATGCGGATCGCGGTCAGCGCCAGCGGCTTGTCGAAGTTCAGCGGATACTCGGGCCGGATCGACTGCAGCGCCGCCAGCATGACCTTGTCGAAGTAGCGCCGGTTCGTGCGCTCCTGCGTCATCCGCGTGATCTCGATCTGCCAGCGCCCGCGCGAGGGCAGCTGCCAGGCGAACTGGCGGAAGAACGGATCGGATCGCTTCGCCACCAGCCGCAGCGTCGTTACCTCCTCCCACTCGTCCGCGTCCGACAGCCGCTGGCGGATGCGCACGTCGACGCGCAGGCTCTTCTCCCTGTCGCCCTCCCGGTTGAGCCGGTAGAGCCCGGTGGGGAACCACAGGATCACCGTGGCGATCTGCGTCACGCTGGCGGTGGTGCGCACGACCGGGGTCTCGATCGCCTCGCCCGAGGTCACCTCGCCGGTGTCGTCGCGGGGCAGCGGGCGGACCAGCTCGACGCTCTCGGCGTCCTCGATCACCTGCCGGGGATAGAGCGAGACCGGGCCGTCGCCGGCGACACCCTCGCGGTGTTCGATCTCGACCTCGTCGTACTCGTCGATCGAGGTCTCGCCGATCCGCAGGTCGGAGACCTTCAGCCGCCCGTAGCCCCAGACGAAGAGCGCCACGACGAACTGCTCGTCGCCGAGGATCTGGGTGTAGGAGCGCGCGGCGAAGGGCGGCGCGTAGCGGTGGCGGCCGAGCGGCCAGGGCACCGGCTCGTCGGGGCGCAGCTCGTTGGTCCAACCGCTGAGCGTGTAGCGGTTCTTGCGCTCCTTCTCATCGGGCGTGACCGGAGGAATGAGGCTGCCCACCAGCGCCGCGCCGAGGAAGTTGAGGCCGAGCCCCACGAGGCTCAGTTGGGTGGCGGAATAGCCCGCGCCGAAGAGCGCGGTGGCGACGGTGGGCGCCAGCGCGATCGCGGCGATCGAGACCACCGCAAGCAGCACCGAGCCGACACCCTCGTTGCCCGGCACGAGCCGGATCACCACCCGCACGCCCGGGTTCGGGCGCACCTGGGGCCACCACTGCGGCAGGATCATCGCCGTGCCCCGCTCAGAGACCAGCGTCACGCGCACATGCGCGCGGTCCGCCGGCGCGATCCCCGGCAGCGCCTCCGCCACAATCTGCGCAAGCGTGAGCCCCTCAGGCATCTCGATCTCCTCGCGGGCGAGGCCGGGATCGAAGAGCGGGGCTGCGAGCACCCGGGTCATGCGCGCCCCCGGAAGCGCCAGGCGCCCTCGAAGCGGGACCGCCAGCGCGGCGCGGTGATGTCGGCGAGCGCCGAGCCGGTCTCGGGGCTGTGCAGCATGAAGCGGGCATCCACGACGAGACCGATGTGGCTGCGGTAGCCGCCCCGGCGGAAGACCAGCACGTCGAAGGCCTCGGGCCGCGCCACCTGCACCCAATCCCCGCCGGTCACGGCCGAGCCGATCAGCGCCTCGATCTCCGCTTCTTCCAGTGCGCAGGCGCGCGCGGGCGCGTAGGCCGGGAGGTCGATCCCGAGCCGCTCGCGGTAGACCAGGCGCACCAGCCCCCAGCAATCGCAGCCGTCGCGCTCCCGCCCGAAGGCGACATGCGGCAGGCCGATGTAGGCGTTCGACCAGCTCATGAAACGAATCCTTGATTGGCACAGCTGCCCCGCATGCAATGCTGCAAGTTTTCAGGAGATGAGGGCTTCGAATGACCGATCAGATACCGCCACAGTTCAATGGAGAGGTACGGGCGCGGTTGTCGCCGGATGGAACCCATTCGCTCATCGACATCTGGACTGAGAACGGACCCGTCAGCTTCGCGATCGACACCCACGAGATCGTCGTCCTCCAACGGAAACTTCGTGACGTGCAGAGAGCTGCAGAGGATCGAAAAGCCATGATCAATCCACGGTCGGACGACGGACTTCACCTGGAAATGAACACGGCGACATTGGTCCATCAGATCGGCGTTTCGCCGATCCCCAACGACGATCGGATCGGAGTTCAGTTCGTCACCAGCGCCATTCCAGACAGCTATGTCCTTACCCGGGAGATCGCGCGGGATCTGATCCAGCGGCTGCGCGCGCAACTCTACGACTGACAGCGCGCTCACAGGCACAAGCTGGACCGTATTTCCAACGAAATAGAGCCGTGGTGAACTCGGTGTCGCTCGCCACTTCGGTGTAGTCCTGCAGTTCAACAGCCATTTGAACACTCCATTCATCGGTGAAGCCCCGGAAAGCGGTCTCGGGTCATGCGGTCCATGGGGGCGTATTCCTCCTCGATCGGCTGGCGGGACATGGAGATCGAAACCTCGGCGGCATCGCCCTCGGCCGAGATCATCTTGTGATGGCGGAACTCCACCTCGACCACGTCGGGGGTCGAGGCGAGCACCACCGCCATGTGCACGGTGGCGCGGGTGCGGATGGCGCGGAGCTGTGCTGCGATCTCGTTGGTGACATTCTCGAGCACGATGGTCGCGGCAGCCGGCGCGTCCTCCTGGTCGCCGGGGATCTCGGCCGAGGCGAGCACGAAGAGGTAAGGCTCGGTGGCCGGATCCGCGCCCATCCAGGCCGAGCGCGTGCCGTAGATCAGCGGGTCGGTCGAGATCCGCGTGGTGGGATCGGTCGACAGCAGGATCGGCTGCGCCAGCGAGGCATGCTCGAAGCGGAAGAGCGCCACCTCGACCTCGCCGCTCAGCTCGGCGTCGAACGCGCGCCGCGCATTGATCGAGACCCGCCTCATGGCATCACCCAGACGCTGAAGGAGACGGTGAAGCTCATGCCGCGCAGCGTCTCGCTGGGCACCTCGTCACCGAACACGCAAAGCAGGCGCGCCGACAGCAGGATCCGCTGCCCCTCCGGCGTGAGCAGATACTGCCCCTCGGGCGTAAGCAGCGGCCAGCCGTCGGTGACTGGATCGGGCATCCAGAAGGGCGTGGTGCCGAAGCCGGTGGTCTCGGCGTGGAACTTATCGAAGACCGCCTTCTCTGCCCGGCTGAGCACCAGCGAGAGCTGCAGGCCGCGCGCGACCGAGGAATAGCGCCGGCGATAGGCCGGCACCGGCGCGTCCTGGGCGCGCTTCAGCCGCGGATCGGTGGCGCTCGCCCGGTAGCTCGAGCGCAGCGGCCGGGGCAGCGCGGTGGGCCAGCTCGGCACGGTCATCGCAGCGCCCCCTTCGGGCGGACGCCGAACGCGTTGCGCATGGTGCGCCGCGCGGCGCCGCCGGGCATCGACAGCGCGCCGCCGACCATCTCCGCCAGCACGTAGCGCTCGCGCCGGCCGCCGCCGGGCAT